AATTGCGGCATTATCATTAGCATATAATGGAGCACTTAATGTTTCCCATGAAGCTAATGCTGAACTGTAGCGTTTGATACCAAAATTAGCACCGTTGCCGGTTGCTGATGTTTTAAACCATACAGAACCTGCCGGGCGTGTATTTGGAGCATCGCTTTCTCTCCATGCTGGGATATTACGATAGTCACTAAATTGGATTGTTGGACCGTTAAATGTCTGTGTATTAGATGTAAGTAAACCTAGTTTAGCCGCAGCATCAACTCCGCCAATTGTAGTTCCTTTAGCAATAGTTACTTCACCATCGGCTGTAGTGCCGTTGCTTTCTGAGTTACGATCAATACGAATTTCAATTTGACCAACGCTATTTACTGTAGCTTTTACGCCAGCAATACCAGATGAACTAATTTGTTGTGCTACGTTTGCTACTGTAGTACCAATAAGTGTAATATTAGCACCGTTGATAACTAGTTTATCTCCAACGCTTAAATTAGTTGGATTAGATACTGTACCGGTTAATGTAACAACGTTACTTTCCCATTCTTCAGTGCCTACTAAATTCCATCTATTTAAATAACCTTTTTGGTATATTGGGTTGTTGGTGTTTCTAGCAACTACAGCATATTCACCGATCGCACCAATTGAAGATTTAGGAGTAGTACCATCTACATCATCCGCACTAGTAATTACGCGAGTTGATTGTAGAGTAAATCCTGTTCTTGCTGTGTTAAATTCGTATATACCAGCACTAGTAGCACCTAAATCTAACCAATATGTTCCATCAGTCGGAGTGCCAGTTGGGCGGATTGTTGTTCCTTCTAACTGTGCTAGGTCAACGTTTGCACGTTGGATATAAATTTGATTTGAAACGCCCAATGCGCTGTAAGCCGCTAACAAGCCGTACTCGTTACGCTCGTCGCCATGTATTGGGTTGTCTGATGCATCAACTTGGAATGTTGGTGTACCATATTTCAACACTAAATCGCGTTGACTGGTAATTTTTTGTAATTTACCAGCAGTAGCTAGTGTTGTGTAGGATGCTAGATCGCCGCCCGGTGTATCTTTATCTTGAGCAGTAGCAAGTAAAACATAAGCAACTGTGCCTGCCGCTGTTGGAGTATATTGACTTTCATCAATTACCGTTACCTGTACTCCTGGTGAAATTAGTGCCATAGTATTGTTCCTCTAATTAGGTTACTTTAAACTATTTATAAGTTATTTTAATTTTTGGTTGGTTATGCCGCCCTTTTAAAGGTTCATATAAATAACTGTATGCAATGGCGAAATTTATGTTCTGTGTGCGGCAAAAAGCCCGTAGCTGTCAACTATAAACGTGAAGGAAAAACGTATTATAGGACTCGTTGCGACAGTTGTATTAGAAAAAAGAAAAATATCCCTGTGCCAAAACCAAAATGGCTAGCAGTAGGATATAAGAAAAAACCACACTGTGAAAAGTGTGGCTTTAAGTTTAAGTACAAAGAACAATCATTTGTATTTCACGTCGATGGCAATTTAAACAATACTAACTTATCTAATCTAAAAACAGTCTGCGCCAACTGTCAAATTGAAGTTGCTAAAGAAGGACTAGGCTGGCGTCAGGGCGATCTCGTCCCCGACTTTTAATAGTTCCTCTACTTGTTCGTACAAGTCCTCAATGGTAGTATCGTTAGTAATAACTTTATCAAACTTACTACCTACCCAACTATATTCACTAGCATGAACGTTGGCTTCGTCTAATGCGTGTTTGCCTAATGCCCACCCAATACGTTTCTGACCTTTGTTGTAGTTCTTAGCATGCTCGTACCATTCTGGCTCAGGGCCGCGTTTAACTCTGAGTACTTTGGCGCCTATATTTTTTAGGGCTTTAATTTCGTTTGGAAAACGACAGTCAGTAATAACAATATCGTCTTTGCTGTGTAACAGTCTATTCTCCAGACTAGCCACCCACATGTCGTTATGGAATCCTCTACGTACTACTTCAGTGCCCCAGTACTGTAGAACCCAGCGAGGAGTAATATCCTGCTTTAGGCGTTTACTCCACCACTCGTCTCGAGTTTCGCGCCATTCACGGCTTTGTTTAGTTCGACCTTCTAGCAGTTCACGGTCCCAACCAAACACTACGCTTACAGCATCTTTAAGGCTGTTGGCAAAACTTTCTCTTTTGTAACCGTGGAAATTAACTAGATAATCGGCTATGGTGTCCTTGCCGGAACCCATAAAGCCGCAGATGGCGATGATAGAACTCATTGAAAACTCCTAATTGATATACTATTGTAATACAGTTAAGCTATTAGGTCTAGCAGTTTGGTTATCCAGTTATCCATGTCATTGGCATTCCGCCATCGACGTAATTTCTAATATCTTCGTCTAACTTGTCAAGCATTGCTTGACCCTCTGTTTTAAGTTGGGTTCCGTTAAGAGTGGTGCCGCCTTGTGGGCCAGCAATACTAGCAAATTTTTCACGTGCTTGGCCGACACTGATCATAACCAATGCCAATGCGTAATCTTGGATCCACGGAAATGCTGTATGATCATTTAATAACATTGCGTCTGGTTTGTAGTTGTCTATGTGTAATAGAACGCCTTCATTCCAATCTTCACTGTATGTAGGTCCTTGATATGGCATCTTACGCACAAGTGTTAGCTTATGTGTAGTTTTGTTCCAATGGTAATTAACATACCCACCAAACATCTTCATAGCTAGTTCTTGGTATCCAGTAAACAATTCATAGTTCACTAGTCCGCCAACACGACCAGCTACTAACATGTAGGTGTTTAAATACCCACTAGCAAATGGTTCGAATTGACTAGCAGTAGTACCAGACACGCTACCAATACCTCGACGATAGACCGCTCGAATATTCATAATCTCTCTTGGCAATATATATTCTTGCGTTTCTGGATATAATTCTAAGAACGCATAGCTTTCTTCTACGCTATTTGAACTACGCTGACGATAACGAATAAGGGCTTGTTTGATGCCCATGTCAAAATGCTCTTTGTCTGCTTCAACATCGACCATTCCGTCACCTAATCGTAGGCGTACATAGTCAATAATGTCGTTACGTTGATGATCAAGTGTAGCTAGTTCATCCTGTATGCTAGCACTGCTAAAGTCAATATGCCCGGCACCTGTACCTGTGTTGGCATTGAATAGATTGTCTGTAGTAATACTTAGACGAGAGTTTAGATTTCCGGTAGCTGTTGCCATTTAAATTATCCTGTTATCGTGTATTTATTATCAATAACAGGATAATTTTGTTTATGCTACTTTAAGTAGGATAGTGTCTACGTTAATACGGCCATTAAGTTTGATATCAGTTGCTTTGATATTATCCATAAACTTACGTAGCTCAATCTTGCCGGCACTTAAAAAGTCTTTTAACTGTAGCTCTGGCTTGCGGAGAGTTTTTTGTACGCTCTTAGACTCGTTAAAACCTGTTATAGCAGTACCCTTAACACCAAGTGCGCCACCCATTTCTTCTGCTACATACTTACCTAGCTTACGTGTTTTGGTGTTATAGACCCAAAGCTCTTGTGCTCCGATGATATCTACAGGACTAACCGAAACGAGTTTATTAGTTGTATCATTCTTTTGATACTTAAGTTTAGCAACCAACTTCTCTTTTTGTGGTGGTTTACGCACACTTGCTTTCTTAGTTGCTTTCTTAACCTGCCCGTATTGGGCGATGCCATCAAACAGTTTTGTATAGAAAGCATCGTAGCGTTTGTAGTCTGCTGACTTCATATAGCTGTATGCTTCTTTAAGATCTTCGTCATCTGTAGTCTTGGCTTCTACGATTTCAGCATAGCGACGTTCAAACACTGCCTGTATCTTGCCTAACATAGCCTGTGGTACGCTTTTGCCTGATAGGTATTCGTAGGCTTTTGGGTCTACCGTGGCACCTTCGTATAGACTATCTTCCAACTCTTCAAAGTGTAGGATATGAGTACGCATAATTTCGTTCATACGGTCTTGAATAGTAGGAACCTTAACTACTGTAGCATTGGATTTTTCTACTATTTCAGCAATCTTTTCTTCGCCAGCATCCATTTCTAATGTTTTATGAACAACGCCAATAATATACTTAATTTCTCGCTCACGCAACGGCATACCTTTACTGTGTGCTTTAATCAGCGCAGGAGCAGTTAACGGAGTATATCCATCTGTGCTTTTAGCAAAACGTGTAATAGTTACAGCATCTAATTTGTGTGCAACACCCGCTGTCTGCTTTAACCAATCAACTAAGTATTTTTTAAGCTCTTTGCTAGAATAGAAATAGTTGTAATAGCGCAAGCTCACACGCATGTGATGGTCAAAATCAACGTCATCCATTTTAAGAGCACGTTCGGTATCCCATACTGGTTCACTACCCACTGCTTTTTCATCAGCAAAAATTGGATCACGTGTTACTTTTGTTTTTTTCTTTGCTCCATCAATTTTAATTGCCATTTGCTATTTCCTTTTCTAATTCTCGCTTGACCATTTTATAGGCTGTTTTTGTGTGGGTGTCTATATCATCCCATTCAGTTTCGATTGCCTTAAGTGCCGCCCACAGATTGCGAACACCACTCATTTCTCCAAACCCTTGTACTTCTGCGTATGCTTCTTCTATTGTCATAATTAACATTATATAGCCCTTTCTATTAAAAGTCAACCAGCTAGTAATACCGCAAATGTTAGCATTCTATCATAAGATGCTATCTCTTCATTAATCTTATCTAGCATTTCTTTATGGACACGTGTTTGTTTTTGATATCTACGACAGTTTATTTCTTCTTTACTTAGGTCTTTAACCATTAAACCAATATTATGACTAATGTTCCATAGATCATTAGTATACTTGTTCATTTTGTGTATGGTTGCTTCAAGTGCTGTTTGAGTAGCTGGCCAATCTAAACTAGTCTGTATTTGGTATCTCATAGTTTTAGTATTATAACATCATTTGGCTAGCTTGTCAATGACGATAAATACTAGATAATTAGGAATGTTAAATGCCACGTTTAAGTTTATGGCGCGAGAACAAAGGTAACGATTACAGGTTCTTTGATCGTCGAATTAGTGAAATGTTCACTGTAGGTGGTACTGATGTATACGTACACAAGTACCTTGGCCCTAACACAGGTAATGTTGCTATCAGCGCAACTGAACCTGGATATGCCAGCGACAGTGCTAAAAATATTCAAGACCTACTGTTCTTAGAAAACCGTGATCGCAAATATGACGCAGATATCTATAAAATGCGTGCTATCTATCGTGTTAATGATAACGATTTTGACCTACAGCAATTTGGGTTATTCTTAACCGGTGACACTATATTCATGACCTTACACCTGAACGACATGGTCGATTCGATGGGCCGCAAGGTAATGGTTGGTGATGTGTTAGAATTGCCGCATCTTAAAGACTATTATGCGTTAGACGAAGGGTTAAGTGGTGCGCTTAAGCGTTACTATGTAGTACAAGATGCTACACGTGCGGCAGAAGGCTTTGCCCCAACTTGGTATCCGCACCTATGGCGCATTAAACTAGCACCAATGGTAGATAGTCAAGAATTCAAAGACATTATTAATCGTGTTGATATCGATACCGACGGTGACGGCATTCCGGATACTAGTTTAGGTCAACTAAACAGTACATTAAACAAACTATTAGAGATAAACGATGCTATTGTTGATCGTGCTGAAGTTGATTTGCCTGCCAGTGGATACGATACCAGCTGGATGTATACTGCTCCAGTAACAGAAAATGGGTTTCCGGGTGATCCGGGGCCACTAGATGCTAGTACCCTTACCGAAGACACTAGCGATAGCGTTCAAGATACTACCGCAGGAACAACACCGCCAAGCGCAAAAATACAAGGTTATTTAACTGGTGACGGTGTTCCACCAAACGGTGCTGTAGTTGCTGCTGGTATAGCGTTTCCAAGCAATGCGACCACTGGTAATTTCTATTTAAGATTAGATTACCAACCAAACAGACTATTCCGCTTCGACGGCAAGCGTTGGGTTAAAGTTGAAGACAATGTGAGAACAAATCTTACACCGGGTACTACTAACAAAACACAGCGCAATAGTTTTATCAACAACTCCAATGCTAGTTATAAAAATTCATTAGGTTGGGACGTTATTAAAATTGCCAATACTTATGTTCCGCCTGCTAATGCGATCACAAGTTCGTTTAATATCAGCACCGGGGCAGTAGTTACCGAGATTAGATACAATGCCAATTACGGTGTTAAAACTTTAATCAACGGAACTAAAGTCAACAACACATTAAGCAATAGCAGTGGTAATCTAGCAGTTACCGTTGGTACTGAAAACTTATTAATTGGGTCGCTATTAGAATACACAGTGTATGCTAATGTGGTCTATGAACGCCAAGGGCTAAGTGATGCCCTACGCCCAACATCGGATAATTAACTATGGCCGCACTTCAACAATTCTTTTATGATGCGCAAATTGAACGCTTTTTGGTTCAATTTATACGTATGATCAGTGGTTTCCAAGTAGAATTTGGCGCAGATCAATCAGGTAATACAACCTTACAGCGTGTACCTGTATACTACGGCGATGGCAGTAAACAAGTAATGAATATTATTCAAAATAATAGCGAAAACACATTACCAACAACACCCGCTATGACTGTGTATATTAGTAATCTTAACTATGATCGAGATCGTGTTCAAGACCCTGCTTACATAGGCAAAATGCATGTGCGTCAACGTTACTACAACGAAGCTACTCAAGAATACGAAAATCGTCAAGGTAATGCGTTTACTATTGAGCGATCAATGCCAGTTCCGTATACTATAGAATTAAAAGTAGATATTTGGACTAGCAACACTAAACAAAAATTACAGTTAATCGAACAAATAGTTCCGTTATTTAATCCTGCTTTTGAAATACAAAGCACAGATAACTACATTGATTGGACTAGTCTGAGTGTTGTTTATTTAGATAGTCCAAATTGGTCTAGTCGTAGTATCCCAGTTGGCACCGAGAATCCAATTGATGTTGCTACATTGACATTTAAATTACCTGTGTGGATTAGTCTACCAACTAAAGTTAAAAAACTTGGTGTTATTCAAAAAATTATTGCTAGTATACACGATGCGCAAGGTGATCTAAGCACAGAAGTATATAATAACTCTAATATCTTAGGCATGCGTCAATACTTTACCCCAATGGATTACGGATTGCTGTTAATTGGCAATAACTTAACCTTGCTTAAAGTACAAGACGTCGAAACTCCTAGAGAACCCACACTAGAAACTCCTACTAAAATTGGTACTAGAGATCAATGGCGTAATTTAATTAATGTCTACGGTGTATTAGAAAATGGTATTAGTCAAATTAGACTATTACAGGAAGATGGCATTACTGAGATTGTGGGACAAGTCAGCTATCACCCAACTGATGAATTGTTAATGATTTTTAATCCCGACATAGATACATTACCAAGCAATACCCTGTCAGCTATCAATGCGATTATTGATCCTACTAAAGCCACAGTCGATGCTAGCATACTCAGTCCAGCTACCGGTACTCGCTACCTAATACTTAAAGCAATTGGCAGTTGGGATAATCTGCCTGGCGAAGGTGCTATTGCTTGGCGCGGTTCAGATAATAGAGACCTAGTAGCCAACGCAAACGATATTATTGAATACAACGGAACTCATTGGAATATTGTATTTGACAGCCAGCAAGAAGATAATGTACAATATGTAAGTAATCTAACAAGTGGGACGCAATATAAATGGAATCTCAATCAGTGGGTGAAAAGCTGGGAAGGCGAATACAAAAACGGCCAATGGACTCTCGTCCTTTAGAAAGTGTAGGCGCTTTTATCTATTGTACCACAACCAAACGGTATCTATTCCTATTGCGTAACAGTAGTAAGTATTCTGGCACGTGGGGAGTTGTTGGTGGAAAGATAGAACAGGGCGAGCGTATAATTGAAAGTCTGTTGCGAGAGATACGCGAAGAGCTTGGTGGAACAATTCAAGACTCAAAACTTATTCCTATAGAAAAATTTACCAGCGACAACGGTAACTTTACATATCACACATTTATTGCGCCAGTAGATACCGAATTTGTTCCTGTGTTGAACAACGAGCATAGAGGTTACTGCTGGGTTGAGTTAGAAGACCATCCTAAGCCCTTACACCCGGGAGTTTGGCGTACTATTAATTTTAATGCCGTTGCGGCTAAGATTAAAACGCTAGAAGCAATACTATAGGTCCGCTTCTAATACCATATCACGATAACTAATACGTCTGAGATTCGAACAATACTTCCAGCTTTCTGGGATTCTATGGCGACCTGTTTCACTAACATGAATAAAGTCAACATCATCGTATACATCAAATATGCTTTTTTGATTTTGTTCCCATTTGCTGCCAGATATTGATGCTGTCCTAGCATCATAACCATTTGTATCAGCATATATATTATTGTTTCTTACTGCGGATTCTTGCCCATCAAATCCCAACATATAGATTCGTTTATGACCATCAAAAGCAGCTAGATATAAAGCAGTAGTACCAGCATCTGCGTATATATCGTGCGGAATTAGATAAAACTTATTAGGGAACTCTAACATAATATCAACACGAGTGTAGACTACATTATCAGCAGTAAAGTTGCTTGTTACTAATTCTTGGGCAACCCTACGATCCGAGCACACCAAAAAGTCCGGAGTGTAGTCTCTATAGAAAGCATTACACGCATACGTTTGTAGTGTGTCTGCTCCCAACAAGCCCGATTTATGACCCATTACATGTTTGGTATTAAATGTTAGTCGACTTTCGCCGTTGCCAAATACTACAGCACGATTTGATATTTGATTATTTGTAACATTATTAGGTACATGTTCTGTAACTGTATTCCAGTTACCATCTTGAAGAGTACGCTGGGCAATAATCTCTTCC